CTTGACCCATGCCTGCCTTGCGATCTCGCGTGCTGCGAGTCGCATTCGCAGCCTAAGCACTTGCTTTCGGTCCTTCGCTAGATCGCAGCGATTCACCAAGAATCCAACCGACAACAGCAATGGCACTCGTTACAAAGACTTCTTCAGAAAGTCCCCATCCAAACTTTTCGTTGAGAACTGGCACAGCGATAACCGCCGCCGCCGCCCAAAATCGTCGTGAAGTGATGAGAGTTTTGACAATCGGTGGCATGGTTTGCTCCTGGAAAGCACTTGGTTGGAATGTCTAAGATTATCGCTTGCGTGTTGCTAGCCACGCATCTGTCTTGCCTGCTTGTGGCTGATTGTGGGTGGTTGTGTCAAACCGCAACCAACTTTTGTATTCGAGTGATCGTGGACTTCAGGATCGTGTGGACAATCACATTGGCATCTTCCGCGCAAACAGGTTTTTTGGTGTCTGCGTACTGCCAACAGCAAAGAACGATTGCCAGTTTGGTTTGACTTTGAACCCTGCCGTAGGTTGTGAACTCAAAATGGTCAGTGCCTTCAGCATGGTCTCTAAAGGAAAGTTGAACGATGTCGCCCTTGCGGATCATGCCGACCTAACCTTTCCGTCGCGTGAAACTCGCAGATTCTGCACGTTGAAGTTGCCATCTTGTGACACTTCCACAAACGCAAAGCCATGATTCCAACGGTTCACCCTTGCGTATTCTGGAGTCAGGTCGCAAAGACAACCAGTAGACCAAACGAACGTTTCATCGTGCCAAAGGTTGGTGTCGGCATGTCCTGAAGTCTGGTGGGAGTGACCTACCAAAACCGTGTGATGAGTGCGAAGAAAAGCACCGCGAGCTGGGTTGACTGGCGAAGCAATCCCGCCGCGCCCTAGTTCGTGGCCGTGGAAGATTGGTAACTTGCCTGCCAGTACTGGCCGCTGATCCTCAACCAGTTCAATCCCAAACTTGGCAAACTCCAGCAGTGTGTCAATCTGCATCTGAGGAAGGTCGTAAATTTCAGGACACTGATTCCAGACAAAGTGATTCCAGCGTTCTTCGTGATTTCCCAACTTGTAAACAAATCTCACACGTTGGCCGAACTCACTTCGGAGCCATGCTAAACCCTCAATAACCAGCTTTCGTTCCTCTCCAAAGCTTCGTTTCGCCGGATCGCGTTGCCATCGACTGATCTTGTAAAAGTCTGCGATGTCACCATTCAGCAGCAGCACATCCAGTTTGCGATCCTTCAGGTTCTTGACAGCAGCTTCGAACGCCACTTCCGAATGGTAGGGAATGTGGGTGTCACTTATCACGCCAACTCGAACGCCACTGCCAAGATCAAATGGAGTCCAAGGCTCTGCCAAGCTAGGAGGCATCTTCGGAACTTGCCCAGCCTTGCCTTTTGCCCGTGGCTGTGTAGCCGTTCGCCTGAGTTCCGTACCAGAGACGCCTCGAATCTTTCGAATAATCGATCTGGCGTTCTCGACACTAGAAAAGCATTCTGGATAATCCACCCTTAGCTTTTTAGCCAAGCCGATGTTCGAATGGTCAGGATACTTCTTGCAAAGTTCCTCAGCGTGCAATCTTCCAGCCGACTTGATACCCACGGTAAATCCCCTGTGCAGCGAGTTGTTTCCACAACCCTACCAACGCCAGGGATACCGTCAGCGTAAAGATTCCGTCACTTGTGGCTCATTGTGGGTGGTTGTTGGTAAATCCACTCACGAAGCTGCCAACCGAACCACCAGTACGTCTTTTCTCCAGTCTTTTTAGGACTAGGAAATTTGCCCTCCTTTGACCATTTCATGATCGTATTGGCATGCGGTCCAAGCATCTTGCAAACCTCTTTTAAGTTGTACATTCTGATTTCGTCTATCTGGTCCATCTGTATTTCCGTTCATGATAGTTGTCAGTAAAAACCACCGGCCCGTCTCCAGGCCGATGGCACTCTGGCTAGCTCTGCGTGCTGCGATGGTTGATCCGAAACGCCCACACGCGGTCTTTCGGCCACACACCCGCTAGCCATTGTTCGTCGATTTCATTGCCTCAACAATTTCTTCCGCTCGCCGATCCAGGTCCGAAAGAACCATCAACACTAACCGTGGGCAGTTTTGGCAAATTTCCACCGTAAGTTCGCTGGTAAGTTCTTTGATTGCCAAGTGCAGCAAGATTGCTTTTCCTAAAAAGTCAGCAGGGCACAATTTCACAGCGTCAGGTTCCGCTTGCACTTCCTGCAACTTTCCCGCCTGAATCATCACACCCTCGCAAAAGCCTTGTAGCCACGCTGCCGACTTGCGATGGTGCAATGGATGACCAAGTAGCAAAGCCACCGCATGGCACAATGCAGGCCAGTCGTCGCTTGTGCCTGAGATGCAACCGGATGCGGCTTGCTCGATCTGTAGCCAGTCGCTTTCGGTTAGGAGGCTGTATGGTTCTGTTTGGTATTTTCTGAGGTCGTCGATTGTTGCCATTTGTTTTCCTTTGTTTGTCGTGTTAATCTGCGCTGCGCAGGTTAATAAATTGTTCTGCTGACTTAGCGGCCTGATGGAGAATCGAACTCCAGTCGAACTGGTAAACAACCAGTCTTCGCTCCACGCTCAAGCCGTTATGGTTCCTAACTCCGTCTTTCCAATGCGCTCGAAACATCATCGAGCTTAGATTCTAAAAATCGAATCCTTTCTATCGCCCATCGCATCGCTATCGCCGAAATCTCGTGGGCCGAAGAATCACATTCGTGGGCAACCTCCACAAATTGATCTATGATATTTTGCAGCCCTGCGACGCTTCGTATCTCTCCGCGAACAACCACCGTCCGTAGCTTGTCGTTTTTTGATGCCATGACCCCACCCCATTGCTGCTGTCTCTGATGCTCTTCTGCCATTTGCCGCGTAATCTGCTCGCACTCTTGAGGGTTGAAACAGTCACGCCCGACAATACCGCCACAACTATGACACACCATGAATCCACCTTCTCAATCGTTCTTCAAACCAAAAATGTTGCTCACCGTCATACCAAACAATGACGCCAGTATCTTCCAAAATGTCAACCATTCCGTGAACCGCTAACACAACTAGCACCGCCATGATGATCCACTCTCGAATCCCCCAAGCAGCAGAACAATGGGATGCATCGAAGTCGCGGGTCGGCTCATATGGGTTTTGCATTGTCTTTCCTCCGCGACTCGATGATCCCAAGCGTTCGCCTGACTTAGCCGCAGCCGTGGAGCGAATCGAAATCGTCGCCGTTTTCGTCCACTCGCTTGGCTTGCTTCGTTTCCTTGTACTCTGCCGCTGCACGCTTCAACTGCTTCAACGCTGCTTGTTCGTGAGCCTCAAGCGGAAACGCTGCTTTAACCTCAACCTGTTCCGCAACGCGAATCGCTGCGTTAATCAATTCAATCTTCGCTTGTGCGTGGTCCATCATGTTCCGACTCTCCAACTGGAAAAACCAATGACAATTCCCGACCGTCAGACAACTCAACGCGAATTGCCTTCAATGCTTCCGGCCCACCGTCTAACGCTTCGTTCAACCGCGTTAGGAATATCTCCTCGCCGCCGTTGTCCGATTCCATGTACAAATGCTGAACGCGACCTGTTGACGGGCATCGCGTTTTGCTTGGTGCTCCGAATCTCATAATCACTCCTTAAAAGCAGGCGAACAAAGGATTCAACCCAAGCCGCCGAAAATGCGTTTTTGCAATGGAAACCCAACCACGGCGGCTGGGTTAATCCAATCGTTCGTCGTACCTAAAAAACCGCACCGTAACGCGACGACTGTTACAATGCAAAAACTGCGTTCACACCCTAACCACCGTCACGACGACTTTTTCGTCCGACTTGTTTTTAACCTTCGTTTGCTTGAACAGCACTTCGACGACTTCTTTCGTCGAGTCGTCTGCGATGACGTTGGCGTGTACCAATCCATCGAGGAGGGCTTTGCCGCTAACCCCGTCAACGTCACACAATCGGCATCGGTACGAATGGATTCGAATACTAACTGGTGAATCGAATGCCGGACCTTTGCCCGCTTGAATCGATTCATTGCCAGCAGTGCGTTCCAAGTTGGCAGTTTGCCGGGTAGCACAATCGTCAAGGATTTTAGCCGTTCCATAGTAGCCTTTCTTATTTGTTGCCATTGAGTAGTACCTTCCGTGATTCAGTAAGTCAATAATTAAACAAACACTTCTATTACTTATTACTTAAGTCCTTATTTCCTTTTGTCCTGAGATGTTCCTCCTTCCTTTTAGGGAGTCTCTATAGGGGAGTCTTTACCTCTCTTAGTCTCTATGTACGGACAAAAGGAAGTTTGTTTTTCACCCTATGTTTTCGTTGGTCTTTCGTAGTACTTTCGTGGTCTCCCACCAGTTTTGTCCAGCCGAACGTGCAATCCAAGTTCCTGAGCTGCAGATGCGAAATCGCCGGACGAAAGGTCTCTGGCGGCTCGAATTAGGTCTCTGACGTTGACTGGTCCTTGCTCAACCGCTTTGGCTAAAATCGCCTTCGCCTTCAGCTTGCCGGAGTCGATGGTGTTTTGTTCGATAAGCTCGCAAGCGATCCGAGCCAGCCAATTGGCAAGCTTAATGCCCCAGTTTACATCTTGGATCTCGACCAAGACGAAAGCGAACTCGGTGGTAGCTGGAGTTGTCTCCATCCGGCTCATGCGGTGGATCAAGGCGTACTTCATGGCACGAGCTGCAACCCTCCCCCACACTGCAGCACGACTGGAGGATTCCCCATCCATCTTTTCATCGATGGCGTTCTCGTGCTGGTCCCATCTTTCGCTAGCGTCGAAACTCATTTGGATGGTTTTGGTCTCTGGAAACTGTGCGCCAAGATTCCCGCCTGGTGTGAAATCAACCCAAGCTTTAACTGCAGAAACAAGATCCTCGTTCGGCTTCACGATCGACTTTCGCTTCTTGCGTTTCGGTCTTTCTTGAACCGGCCAGAACGCAATCCGTCCAATCAGTCCGTCTGAAACCTGCTCAGTACTGACATGGGAGAACACCGTCGAACCTGTTGACAATCCAAGAAGCACCAGATGCGGATTGATTATCTTGTTGCGTACACCATCCGAATGGGCAGCACCTCCATAGGTTGAATTGGCTTTCCCGTAAAGCGTCAGCAGATTGGTTCCAATGTCTTTAAGGTGCTTGTTCCCTTTCTTGTCCAGAATCGCCTGTAGCGTCTTTCCGAACTCGTCACAAACCCAAATCCCGCAAGGTTGTTTGGCGACTGCGTGAATCAATCCATTGCCGCTCTGCACGTTCGGAGGAAGCAGGAATTGTCCTGCAGGGTCTGCAGCGTCAAGGATCTTCGAGACAGTCGATTCGCAGGCTTCCTTTCCGCTGGATGTCTGGGCGATAATCAGGTTGTAGTCGTTCGTTCTTAAGTCCGTATGGGAGGCAACCTTCCTGCCCATGATCGTTTCGCAAATCGAAAGCGACACCGCCAGCCCCATGATGTTGCTGGACCTGATTGAATTGTCCAAGTAGTAGTCGAAAATCTTCCTGAGCAATCCATCGTCTGGCACCATCGCTAGGCAAAAATCTTCGTCGTTGTCGGTGTTCTCGTTGGCGTTCTCTTGCGACTTGTTCGCCCAAAGCTGATTCATGATCCTAGACAAATCAACTTCATCGACTGCAGTCATGTCGTGGTAGTCGCTGAACTCCAAAGGTCCGACTGCATCGCGTAAACTTTCCCAGGAACCCATTCCGCAAGACTGGTGGAAACAATGGCCACCAAGCTTGCCGGTCGCTTCCTGAGTCACGCAGCAATCTTTCACAGCGTCCTTTGTCGTGTGGCGATCCTTGCAAGGACAGTCGATGTACCAGCGGGTGACGCCCTCAACCTCGTCGCGGCCGATGATCGAAACACCGTGCTTGCTAAGCCATTTTGGAACGTCTAGCGTTTCGCCATCGCTGTAACTTGGTGACGAATCCGAAATCGGCTGGAACTCTTTCCGCTTGTGGTTTGCCTCGTAGGCTTCGTGGATCCTGTCCATCGATGGAAACTCAGCCACCGGAGTCGTCGGATCCACAACCCACTCCCGCCCACCACTCGGTGGAAATACCGACTGAGCTGCTTTAGCGTTGCCGGTTCGAAACTCAATCGCACCGATCTTGAACACTGCTTTATTGGGTGCAGGCCAGCCGGCCGACCATTTGAAAAGGTAGTGCTTGCCGCGAGTCGATTGAAACGTTGGAGTCGCTGGAATCGTTCCCAGCAATCGCTCCAGTTCCAAAGATGCTTCCTCGCTGTCACACTCGACATCGACGATGCCAGACTTGCTACCAAGTTGGACACCAATTCCATCGCCGATGGTCGCCAGCACTTCTGCCGCTTCCTGGTCGTCGGTCGTCTTGAATTGCCAGCCATCGCCACCGGCTGGAACTTTACCCTTGACTGGCAGAACGTGCCATCCGAGTGAAGCGTAAAGTTTTGCTGCTTGTTGTACTTCCATGAGATTGATTTCGTTTTCAGTTGGCTTGTTGTAGTATTCCGGTCAAGTCTACTTTTTCTTTTCCGTGTGCCTTGTCATGGCAAATCCAGCAAACCGAAATCAGGTCGAAAGCAAGTTCGTTACCAAGTCGGTCGTATGTCAAATGATGAACATGGTCTGCCTTGCGTTTTAAGCACCCTTGGCAAATCCACTTGTCGCGTTCTAGAATCACAAGACGACGCTTCTTCCACAAATCGGATTCGATATACGCTTCGTACTTTTTTCGTCGTGCATCCATCTTGTTTTGGATGTCAGCAGATTGGTTGTCTCGCACCTTTTGAAAATGGTCGCTAATGCTTTGTCGATGCTGTTGCTTGATTGACTCATCAAACTCAACAAGAGATTCCTCGGATACTTCGCTTTTTTTCTTTGAAAAGAAGGTTCCGCATATCTGGCACTGTTCGCCATAGTGTTTGGTTCCGTTCGCAAAAACACGAAATACCTGCTTTCGAGATTCACATTTACATTCGTTCAAAATGGCATCTCCTCTTCCTCAGTAACAACTAACAAACTCGAATCCGGTATCTCTTCAATCTCAGCCCCAGTGATTCGCCAGAACCTACCTTCACGCACTGCCGTAATCGAACGCGGTACAGCGACCACTCCAGCGACCTGCAACGCATCATCAACGCTCGTGGGTGGCTCCAGTTCGCATCTGGCCGCCCACCATCCCTCAGCCTTGCGTCGTGCGAATCCTGAATGCTCCAAGCAAACCCATTCCGAAATCATCGGTTCTAGGTTGCCTTCGCCAGTCAGGTGGTAATCGACTCGCAAACTTGGCGTCTTGCCTTCCTTTTCGTGCTTGTAGTACCTCACCATACTGACTTGAAACACTTCAGGCTCGCTAATGATTTGCGCCACCGTATCGGCTTTTTCTTCGTGCGTTGGCACTCGAACCGAGAACCGGAAGCCGCACTCGCAGGACTGCTTTCGACTTGGAACTACTAGCTGGCAATTTGGACACTCTTTGCCCTCGTCGTCGGCTGGTAGCGATTCTCCCTTTGGCGATCGCGGCTTGCCGAAGTCGATTGCATCAATCGGACCATGTCGCTTGATGTTCTCGCCAAAGTCCAGAACCAAGCAATCTTGCTTGGAAACATGGGTTCGAAGTCCACGGCCAACGATCTGAGCAAACAACCCTGGCGATGCAGTTGCTCGCAGGATCGCTATGGCATCGACGCAAGGAGCATCGAATCCGGTAGTCAGCACATCGACATTAACCAAAACACGAATGCTCTGAGACACGAACCCCGCCAGTATCGAAGCACGTTCTAAAGGAGTCGTGCCACCCTCCACCATCTCAACCATGTCGTCAGTCAGCGTCCGAAGCGTTGAAACAACACCTTCAGCATGCTTGACCGACGAACAAAAAACCATGATCGAACGCCGACCAACGCAAGCCTGAAGGACTTCCTTGCAGGCTTCCGCTGTAGCCATCCCGCCAAACAACGCATCGACTTCCTTCGTGATAAACTCTCCATACCGCAAGTGGAGTGACGAGGTGTCAACCTGTCCCACCGCTGGCTTGTTTGTCACCCTGCACAAATACCCCTCTTCCATGAGTTGCTTAATTGGCGCGTTGTAAACCAACTTCTGAAAAACCCCATCAGCCTTGCACAATGCACCTTCACCCGTCCGGTATGGCGTTGCAGTCAATCCAACGAATCGAATCGTCGGGTTGATTGTCCGCATATCGTTCAGGAACGTCTGGTACATCGACTCATCCGATGGTGAACACAAATGAGCTTCGTCAATCAAAATCAGGTTCCGAACGTCGAACAAGGAAGCCTTGTTGTAAACGCTCTGGATACCACAAAGCACGATGTCCTCTTTGGTCGCGTACCGCCGAAGTCCTGCCGAGTATTCCCCGACAGGAATCGAGATCAGTTTGCGCACCTTGTCAGCGTTCTGCGAAATCAGTTCCTTCCGATGCTGAAGAACTAGGACACGACCGCCAAAATCCGTT